TTTGAAGTGAAGAACACGGTCAAAGACCATTTCGTCCAGCTTTTCCCAAGTCTCATCGTCATCCGGTCTACCCATCACGATGCCTTTTTCGATTCCCCATGTTTCCCCAAAATGACCATGGCCCACGATCTCATATTCCATGCGGTTATCCTGGGTGTCGACGCCGGCGGTCAATACGAGAACGCCATTTGGCAGTTCTGCGTCATATCCTTCACGCCGTGCCATTAACCCGTCCTCGTCCTGGATGTCTCCACGATCTTCCCATAATTCACCGAAGCAGGTGTTGTAGACCACTTGCATTTTCCTGGTCGATCCAATGGCGTTCAGGTACTTCAGGGCAATGTCTGACCACGTTGCCCAGGAGGAAACAAACGCATTTAGCCAGAATGATCTTGTTCCATTCTCATAGGCTGCTGGATTCTCGGCCTCCCAATGTGCGGGCTGCTTCTTCATTTCCTGCTCTGTGCTGATTGCACCGCAGGAAGGGCAAATGTAAAAGATGCTCGTTATTATGTACGTTTTTTCATTCCTGACGACAGTTTCCTCATATTCAAAACGAATGTCTTTCCACTTGATTTCGTTATATTCGCCACAATGCGGACACTGAGATTTCCATCTTTCCATCGTCCCGGTGTTAAATGCCTTTTCAATGGCACTGGACTTCTTGATGGTAGGAGTAGAAACCTGCACAGACTTTGCATTGTAGAAGGTCGTCTGTCTGGCCATTGCCAAATCCCAGGGATCACCTTCTTTTCCCGCAGAGGTTGCCCAGCGGTCTCTTTCGTCGCCGATTACATAACGGATCGGCTTGGAGGCCAGACTGTGCGCTTCGGTGGATCCGCACATGGTGAGGATTCCGCCAGGGTAGGTCTTTTGCAGAATGGTGTTTCCGGTTTCTCTCCGTCGTGTCTCAACAATTTTTGAGGCCAGCGTGGGACAGTCCCGGATCATAGGTCCAATACGAAGCTTGCTGTATTCTTTCGCATCAACCTTCGTTGGATGCACGAACAAAATTGATCCTGGGTCTTGGTCGATGATATAGCCAATGACATTGTTAATCAGTTCTGATTTTCCCACCTGGGATGCAGCAACCATCACGATGTGATGCACTTTGGGGTCGGTGAAACAATCCATCGCCTCTTGCAGGTACGGGGTGCGAGGGGTTCGCCATGGGCCTGGTTCAGACGAAGACTCCGGCGACAGTCGCCGACATTTTTCCGCCCATTGTGTTACGGTCAAATTCTGAGGCGGTCTCATTCCGATTATTGCAGATGAGACCGCCCGTTTGAGTTTACGCCACGACCTAATCGTCATCGGAATCACCCGATGCCTCCCAGGATAGTCGTTCTCGGACACGCTCCTCATACTTTGCTGGATCGTAGTCGTAAGCAGCGATTTCCTCCATCGTCCGGTACACCTCTGTCCTGATTACCACCTGAGCCTCCGCTGCTGTTTTACAGCTTGCCGCATCAACAGCCAGTCGCCCAGGCAGAGCCATCAAGGCAGCTCGTATCGTATAAATCAGGTCTGATGTAAACTCTGCAACATCTTCTGAGCGGTGCATTTTTCCTTCGAGCTCATCTGCCTCCAACTTTGCTATCTTTGCCTTGCTGGCTTTAAGCTGAGCCTCTGCAACACGCAGTGCTTGTTTCAGCTTCGTGTCGTCCTCGTCAGGCAAGCTTTTTGACAGGAACTTGATGTAGTTCTGCACGCTAGTTGCCAGGTTGTAATTGTTCTTTCCTTCGGATGAAATGACTCCCTCATCGGCGAGCTGTCTCACCCTCCGAGAGGTGATGCCCAGAATTTGAGACAATTCTGCGACCGTTACCATTGTAGATGCAGACAGCTTTGTTCTCTTTTCCTCAGGCATCCTAGTTTTCCCTCCTTTTTGTGCATTTTTTCGGAACTGAAATGGCCAAATTTTTCCCTTTGGTATAAGTGTTTTTTGGGGTCGAAGAGCCCGCAGCAACCGGTGCCGACCCGTCACAGTACCTTTTGCGACAAAAACCATCGTCAATTTACCGGCCGAATGGCCAGCGGTGACAGGCAAGCAACGCATCATTTTGAGCCATCCTGTCAGAGACAGTGTGTGGCAGTGGAAACAGTGAATTGAATTTGTTCGCAACAGAACAAAGTTTCTCGCTTCGCTCGCTCTGGCTGCGCCTCTAATTGGCTGTTTGTTCTCTTTGGTGAAGAATATCTTCATGAATGGATTTCTTCTTTCTCCACGCCGCCCCGCCGCAATGACCATAGCTCTTTTACCCCGTCTGTTAAACCGGCATTGTTTTCTCTGCGTGAATTCCTGAGCATGAGAAAGTGGATGGGCAAAGGGAATGCCCACCCACTTGATACCCACCCACAAATGATACCCACTTGATCGGTCCCCGGTTAATCTGGGGTGTTGATTAAACATAGGAGAGAACTTCTGCTCGGCTGTAAGTCCTACCCTCGCACATCATAGCCACGAATTCTTCCTTGCTGAAATCTGACAGCCGGAAAATCTCCTCTGGTTTCATGCCCAGCTGCTTGCTGATCTCCTTGACAGTCTTTCCACTGGATAGAAGCTCCTTGACAATGGCCTTCATTGGCTCCAGCAAATGTGTGCCTCTGGCTCGGTTGTGCGTAATTGTTCCGAACATATCGTCGGCTCTCTCCTCGTGATCCACGATGACCACCGGCACTTTGCCACCCAGTCTTGATTTCAGTGGTTCTCTCCCGGACACAGTCCAGCGGTGGAATCCGTCTATGATTGTGTAATCGGGACGCACGACGATGGGAAGTGTCCAGCCATTCACCTCGATGGACTGGATCAGGAGCTTCAGATTCTCCTCGCTGACCTTGTTGGGATTGTAGTCATTGGCATGCAGAAGCTCCCGATCCACCCACTGTAGGGATGCAAGAGGGGCGAATAGATCCATTTCAGCCATTGCCGTCACCTCCTTCCGAATACCGGAACTGTTTGGCATACTCAGCGTATGAACCATACACATCCATGTACACCGCACGGAGGGAACGCAGCTTTGGGTCTCCTGCAATAAGCGCATCGTGCATTTTCTTGTAATCCCTTGGTCGGGCAAGCCCATCAATCTTCGTGAATGCCCGCTTGTATTGATTGGCTACATTCTGGGTAGTGGGATTGGTAAAACGCTTATCGTACTCGAAGAAGAGCATTTTCCGAACTTCTTCTTTGTAGTCCTTGGTATCACCAGCCTCATTTTTCCGGCGGGTGACGCTGTTGCGCTTGTACCATTCCGTGTCCCAGTAAAGCATTACTAAGTAGGCATTCGGTTCTCTCCGTTCTATCCTTGCCCACAGATCAGGGTCTGTCTCGGCAACGTGTTTCAGTCCACGCAGACTGTCTGCTGCAAAGAAGTTGGAGATACGCAGGGAGTTTCGTTTCTCCCCGGCTTGATATATCCAAAGATACGCCTCTGGAATATCCAGATGGTTGTCTCTGATGTAGAGCCACACATCCGTGTCTTTCCAGTCGTAGATCGGATAAATGGTGTTGGTGCCGGTGATTCCCTTGCGTCCAAGGTTCAACCGGCTCATATATTGCAAACGCTGTACGGACTCAGCCGCACGAACGCCTGTCAGCATAATTCCATCTTTGGTTACTCTGGGAAGGAACGTCTGATAGTTTTCTTTCCCGATGCCGGTCAAGTACGGACTATTCCGAATCGCAAACGCCGGAGGCTGACGCACCCAGACATCTTCCTTGCCCGGTTCCCAGGTGATCCAACTCTCACTGTTTTCCAGCTGATTGAAGCAAGAAACTTGTTTCAGGGGCAGGCAATACCATCGGAATTCTGCACAGCCAGCAAGAAGAAACTTTTTCCTCCAGGCCATCATCGCTTCGATACAGCAATCGTAAATTGCTTCTTCGTCAATGAAGATGCAGGTTAGTTGCCTCGGATCAATTTCTTTCCGCCGGATCAGGTCATAGACGATGTTTGCCATACAGATGCTGTCTTTTCCACCGGACAAGCTCATGTAGACTTTCAATCCATTGGAGAAAACGTTCTTAACCCGTCTGACAGCGGCATCCACCACAGACATTGTGCCTTGCACTCGCATCACAGCCATATCCGCTCACCACACTTTGGGCAGAGGATGTATTTCCTCTGAAGCTGCACATCCGGAAGGGGTGTTTCTGATTGTGTAGATCCGTTCGGTTCCTGAGCAATGATGGCTGCATCTGGAACTTTGGATGCGGAGGGACTGTCGGAAGAAGAATATTCCTCCGCCTGGGCTGCAAACTCAGCGTCACGGCGTTCATATGTTTCTTCTGCTGCGGTAATGGTTGCTTTCCGCTCTGGATCCACAACTCCGTATTCGCTCAGGATCTCATCTGCACTCTGGAGATCAGCGGTAAGAGTTTCGATCAGAGCCTCGTCATAGCCTGGTATATCCAGGTCATCACCCAGCTCTCGGAGCAAGTCATCAAAGGCTTTCATGTCGTCAACGCCCAGGTCAAAGATCCGGTTGTCGGACATCATCAGCTTCTTCTTGTCGTTTTCCGACATACCTTCCTTGACAATACAATAGGCTTCGGTAAGACCCATTGCGATCATCGCTTGGAGCAGTCCGTTTCCGATCCATACCACATTGTCCTCGTCAATTACCATCAGCCTAGTTTGGCCGTTTTTCCGGAGGGAGCGTTTTAACTCTGTGATCTGCTTATCCGGATGCATCCGAACATTATGCTTCGGATGCTTCAAGTCGGACAGCGCTCTGACTTCGATTTTCATGTCAGATGCACCACCTTCCGCTTCTCAACGAAATTCCAGACAAATGCTACGATGATTGCGGCGATCACGATGTAAATTCGGATTGTTGCCATCATCGACCAAACGCCCATGACACCCAGAGAGACTACAACAGGCCAGAACAATACAGCTGCACAGTTTACGCCCAGGCCAAGCTTGCGGCCGAAGGTCAGGTAGATGCTGTACTGAAAAGAGGACAAGGAGCTGATTGCGACCAGTGTAATCAGGAAAGCCTTAATCACGCTGGTGATCGGGCCAAAGCTGGTGAACGCCAGCGCAAATGCGAAGCACAGATAGAAGCCGAATAGCAGACCGCCATTGATAAAAGCTTTGCGAATATTGATCTTAGCTGTGCCGTCCTCATTCTTGTCGTTGTAGTCAAGCAGCTCAAAGTAATACGGATAAAGAAATGGGCCAGGAATCAGCAGAATGCACTTCTGCAATCCAGTCATAATGTTTGGAGTTTCTGTGCCCAGCGACAGTGGCATCAATCCATTGGTGTAGAAAGTGGCAACCGTAAGCAGGAATATCAGCACATAGACTGCTACCCAACTGGCGTGATCGGTCAGAACGTTCCGAATCATTCCCCGTTTCCACAGCATAAGGATATAGAAAATTGCAATGGCGTAGGCAAACACTTTTCCGAACGTACCGCCGAGCGGTGTATCAGAAAAAACGCTCTGAATGCCGTTCATACTGATCCAGACCTGGAAAGGGCAGAGCAGACCGACGATGATCTTCATCGCTCTGCTGCGGAATACCTCTCGAAGCTTAGGGATCATTGGGGCGAAAATTCCGAACACGATGCAGGCACCAATATTCCCGAGTGCCCACAGCAGATACGGAACGATGCCGTAATTGTGAGCCATGTCGATGCCGCCCATCAAAGAGTTGACGCCAGCCCAAGTAGCGGCAATGGAAAAGGCGTAATATAAAGACGGCGATTTCTTGAAACTTTCCTTGATTTTTGAAAACATGATAAAAATCCTCCTTTTCTTTGTGCCAATTCCGAGCGGTTGGCGAACCGGTCAGCTCTGACATTTTCGAGCGCACAAAGGAGCAATGCGCTGGCGATAAGCCTCCTTTCCATGAAAATAGCGACACCGAAAACGGTGTCGCCTGGCTTTGGTTTGGATTTTACAAGCCTATCATATCTGCTCTCGATGCGTTTCACAAGTGTTTTGAGTTGTAACACATGGTACACGGTTGTCCTTGATTGTCATAATGTGTCTTGCAGGTAGCAAAACTCGGCAAATCCGGCAAATGCCGATTTTGCCGCAGCAAATCCAGCAAAAGGGCAGCAAAGCTCGGCAAATCCGGCTGTATCTGTATCTGTATCTGAGTCTGTATCTGTATCTATATCTATATCTAAAGATAGGGATAGGGATGCAACGGGTACAGATGAGTGCAGAGGAATGCAAAAGGTACAAGGGGATGCTCCTATCCTCTCCTATCCTAGAGAGATAGGGCGGACAAGCCGCACGTTTGAAAGGAAACAGGCTGTCGAATTTGCCTTTTATTGCAAACTCGGCAGCCTGAATTCACCCATCATTATGCACACGGAAGAAACGGTAGCACAGTTGTCTGACGCTCTCTTCGGTGTAGTAAGGACCAAGGCAATCTGCAACTTCTTTCCAGCTGCAACAGTCCACAAAACGGAGCCGAAATGTAATCCGTATCCGAGCATCTTCAATACCGCTGATGTATCGGTCAATCTTGGTACGCTCAGTTCGGATGTCTTGCCTCAGCTGTGCGATTTGGCTTTCCATGTCTGCAATGGAGATTGCGATACTGCCAACTTTGTCAGAGACACCGGATCCATGAGGCATTCCAGTGATAACGGATGCACCTGGTTCAGCTTTGGCTTTCAGTCCGTCCAAAATTTCCTGATACCGGCCAAGCTGCTCGCACATCTTGTAATGCCGTGAAATCTCATCCAGTGTCATGGTTCATCCTCCTCATTTCTTGCTGCTGAATCTTACCCGTGCTGGCCAGAACTCGTTGCAGCCACCGTGGGTCTCGTCGATTTTGTCGTGGTGTCGCTTTGTTGTCAGGTAGAAGTCACAGCAATCCACCGACTTGCAATAGTAGGCGCATTTTTTACACTTACCATGGACGACATTCCCATACTGCTTTTTTGGAGCCGGGTTCTTGGGCATTGATTTGCGATCTTTCATTTCCATGACCTCCCATTAAGATCATGTTTAATTGCGGCTTTGTGGATCCTTTGATAGCCGGTTGTTTTTGCCCTTGATCGACTGCAATTCTCGGTATATTTGCGTTTTGATTCCTTTTCTTGTTCATGCTGTGTTTTCCACTCAAGGTACTTTGGACAAGTTGAGTGGCAAGTGATTGTTCTTCCATCACAATCTTGGTTGCACGGTGTGTTCATCGTCCGTTCCCTCCAAATAATTTTTTCCGAATAGGGAGCGGAACTCTGAGATCGACCAGCCGTATTTCTGCATTGCCAGCTGTTGTCCATATTCGTGAAGCATTTGCATCGTGTCAGCGTTCTGATGCACGGCGTTTTTTCCGAATATATGGCAGCTGTCGTGGCAGAGGAGGACAACTAAGCCATACCGTTCCGACTTAGCTCGGTTCGAGCCTCCGAAGATGTGGTGCCGATCTAACGCAGCTCCGCTCCGTCCGCACAGCCAACAGACTCGGTTACTGCCGTTGGTCATTATGTTCCTCCGGGTTTCGGTTCTCGATGTCCGGATAGTCATCGTCGCACACCGCCAGGATATACCCAGACAATACACCGACAAGAAAACACCAGAAAAATACAAGAATGATGAGGATAATTTTAGAGATCATCTTTATCCCTCCTCACCCTAACCAGCGGCTCATCGCTGACGCACAGCGGCGAATTTCCATCCACGCTCCAGGGCATTTTCTCTGGGCCTCCGGCATCCAGCCAAAGCTGATGCCGGAACACTTGCCAAGCATCCTCACAAATCCGGCTGGTGGGCGTTCTGCCGATAGATGGCAGACCATAGGATCGCCTATCAGCTGTCGCCATTCGATAGGCCACATCAAGGCAGAGCCTTGTATGGTCCCGAATCTGGAGGATTTCGTTAAAGCGTTCGTGCCGCTCATCTGCGCTCAGATTTTGGTAGTTGAGCATCGATAAGTCCTCCGCCAGGTCACCCATCTGGCCAAGACGGAGTCGGACATACTCTTCCAAGGCAATCGACATAGCCCGCAACTGCTTGTCGTTGCATTCGATGATGTAATTCATATCAGATATTCCACCTCTGTCAAGAATCGTGCCGTGTCCTTTGCGTTGAAAACAGCCACCGTCCCACGATAGATCCGGTCATACCTCCGCAAATCGTCTTTACGTTCTAGCACTACAAAATCGTTCTTCATCAACTCGCTGGCAATATCGTTGCAGATTTTCGTTTTTACACATTCGACCATCTCTTGCTCACTAATAGGTTGCCAGACATGAGCGCTCATTTCAATCCGAATTATTTCAGGCTTAATCTCAACCTGATTCACATTGAATCTGGAAATTGTGTACTGCTCTGTAAATCCGCCAAGCTTTTTGATGAGCCAGTGACGTAAACGTAAACTAAGGTCTTTGGGGGTCACAGCTTACTCGCCTCCTCGATCTTGGTCAGCCAGCGATTTAGCTTAGATTTCTCCAAACACCGTGTGTGCATCGGAATGTCTCTGATAACTTCAGTAAGAACCAACAGGCACACATGAACATCCGTTGCTCCCTCACGCAATTCGTACATTGCCTTTTCTCTCGATACTGAAGTGGGGTTTTCACACCGCATCTGCCTGGAGAGTGTTAAGGCAGCTTGGCCAAGTTCGGCGCACTTTTCTGCAAGCTGTTCCAGTGCAGCAGGGGCACCAATGCTTTGTACAATCTTTCTCGGTATCTCTGGCCAGTAGCAATCAGAGCTCTGCCTATCCAATGCCTGAATGGCAAGAAGATAGCACTCACGAGTCTCTGCAATGTCTTGCAAACACTCCGGATCGAAGTTGTCCTTGATGGTAGCATAAGCTTCATCCATTTCTGTCCGATCAACCATACGAACAAAAAATTCAATGACTTCTTTAATCTCCATAAGGTTTTCCTGCCTTTCTAATTCTCCGTTTCCACTCTGGTTCCAATCGTTCCAGTTCAATGAGCCAGCGCAAAGCCTCCATTGATGCAGCTGCCCGAATGGGTTTTGCAACATCGGAATGCGTGACGATGTAGATCGCCTCCAGCTTTTCCGTGGTGGTGTAGAGCGTGCTGTCGATGTGTGTGAATACTTTGTGTGCATATTTGTACGTCATTCTGACCCTCCTTT